TCAGGAGGTGACGTGATGCAGGAGCACAAACTTTTCCCACAGCCTGTCGCTGCTTTCCACACATTCCGGATCGCTGATAATCGTATTATCAATAGGGCAAACCTGCTGACAGGTTGGCGTGTCGTAATGACCCACGCACTCCGTACAGCGGTTCACATCGATCTCGTAAATGCTTTCGCCCATGGAAATCGCCTGGTTCGGGCACTCCGGCTCGCACATATCGCAATTGATGCAGCGTTTAGTGATCAGTAAAGCCATGTTCAGCGAATACCCTTAACGGAAGAAGGGCGTAATTTACCACACCGAACGACCGTTTCCCACGGCCTGTCTTCGGGTTTAGCCAGCCGTTGTTGCTCATGGATGCCAGAGCGAAGATTTCGCAATGCCGGCGACATACTGCATCTGCGTAACCTCTTCAACCGGCAGGCGGATCGGTGCATGATCCTCATTAACCGGCAGCAGATGGTAAAAGCCGTCGCGTTTAAACAGGAAGGTTTTTACCATCACCTCGCCGCTGCTGGTGACCACCAGCACCTCATCGCCCGGATGAAAGTTCTGATTCGGCTCCACGATCACAAACTCACCCTCTTTGATCCTTGGCATCATCGAATCCCCTACGCATTTCAGTGCGTAGACGTCGCGATCGCAGGAAGGCCAGCGTAGAAACCCATCACCATTGCCAACAGGATATTGCATATCGCTCCAGTAGCCGCTGTGGCCAAGTTGAGTATTGCCCAGTACCGGCACCTTATGCAGCACCAGCGAGTGAAGTTCGCCTGTCATACCCGGCGCATGTTGCGCAGCCGATGCCTGTAAGTCGCGCTCGATCAGATCGATGGGCGAAACGTGAAAATAATCCGCCAGAGACTTCAGCGTGGTGTACTTTGGGTCTTTCACTTCTCCCGTCAGCAGCCGGTGCAGGGTGGACTGCTGCAGCCTGACCTTTTTAGAGAGCTCCGTCACGCTGCCGATGCCCTCTCTTTCCATCAAGTGCTTGATGTTACTGTTGAATACATCCAAATCAAAGATCATTTTATCTTCCTGTTATTGCGCGCTAACGTTGCAATTATGCGTTTTTGCATTAGAATAGGTGTTGTTAAGGCGATTATGCTTCATCAGATAATGCAGTTTAGTATAATTCGTCGCCACAGTCATCCTGCCCGATCGGGCAGGCCACATAAGAATCAGGTAAGAAAAGGAGGTCGGTTGATGCGTAATATACAAAAAGTACTGGAGCGTTGGGGCGGTTGGGCTGTGGCAGAGGGCACGCAGCTTGACTGGTCGCCAGTTGCGGCGGGCTTTAAAGGGCTGCTGCCGGATGAGCGGAGAAGCCGGCTCTCCTGTAGCGACAGCGACGGGCTGATTGTCGATGCGGCCATCGCCAAACTGCACAAGGTCGGGCGTACGGACGAGGTCGAGCTGATTATCCTGCACTACCTCTATAATATCTCCAAATCCGCCATTGCCCGAAAAAAGAAATGCTCGGAAGGCAAAGTAAGGAACCAGCTGATGATAGCCGAAACCTTTATTGACGCCTGTATAATTATGAGCGATGCGGAGCTGGAAATGGATGCCTGGGTATAAAATTTCTTCGTTACGAATATAAAAATATAAAAGCAAAGAATAATTTAATTATGACCAGATGTCGTAAGGCAAGTCTATGTTGTTACGCAATTTGCATACACGGCAGAAATAATATTGATAAGGGCTTTTCGTAACGAATTTATACGGATAAATTAGCAATATGGTTCTTTAACGATTACGAACCACAAAGAGAATATCTTCTATATGCACTCCGTTGCCTGCCTTATTGGCAGGCAGGAGTGCATTTTTTATGCCTGAAGCTTTCCTGAGTTCTTAAAGAAAAAATTAGCGCCAGGGGGTTTTCGTTACGAAATAAACCCCTTAATGTAGCAGTATGGACAAATGACAGGCAGGGAGAAATAAAACAGGAAAAGGTTTTCGTAACGAGTTTCCCGCAGTAATATAGCATCATGGATATAAACAACCGGCTGTAAAAGATATTAAAGAAAATGGTTTTTGTTACGAAATAAACCCTTTAATGTAGCAGCATGGATTAGTGACAGGCAGGGAGAAATAAAGCAGGAAAAGGTTTTCGTAACGAGTCCCCCGCAGTAATATAGCATCATGAATATAAACAACCGGCTGTAAAAGATATTAAAGAAAAGGGTTTTCGTTACGAAATAAACCCCTTAATGTAGCAGTATGGATTAGTGACAGGCAGGTAGAAATAAAAAATCAAAAGGTTTTCGTAACGAATAGCCCGCAATAATCTGGCAACATATAAATAATCAAAAGATAAAAAAACTTTAAAATACATCCCAAAAAACGATGTAGGGAGCAAGCTTTCCCTGCGCCGTAATGATACAGGAGGCCAGATATAAAGCATGTTTCCTCAGGAGCCAGGCTTTTGGGCCAGTGTCGGACTCTGGCTTTACAGCCATAAAACAGAATGGGGCTATGCCGGCATCGCCGCCATGTTTTCCCTGCTGCGCAGCGCTTGTGCCCGCACCCCCTGGAGCAAGCGTGTGCTGGACGCGGTGTCGTGCAGCGCGCTGGCTTTCTTTGCTGCGCCGACGCTGCAGGTAATTGGTGCGCTGCTGAACTGGAATATGCCCGAGGCCGCCGCCCAGGTTTTTGCCGTTTATATTGGCTACGTGGGTAATGACTATATCAGCGAAAAGTTAAAGCGCTGGATCAACAAAAGAACGGGAGAGCCAGATGGAAATCAGCCCTGACGGTATCAGCTTTATCAAGCAGGAAGAAGGTGAAAAACTCAAGGCCTATCGGGATAGTCGCGGCATATTAACTATCGGCGTAGGACATACGGGCCTGGTTGCTAATAAGACGATAGCGGATGGCATGGTCATTACGCCAGAGCAAAGTAATAATCTGCTGCTTGCGGATATTTCACATGTGGAGGGTTTTATTAATGAAAAAGTCAGCGTCAGACTGACACAAAATCAGTATGACGCTTTATGTAGCCTGGTGTTTAACATCGGCGTCAGCGCTTTTAATGGGTCGACGGTGCTGAGGAAATTAAACGATGGCGATTATGAGGGTGCTGCAGGAGCCATGCTGTTATGGAAGAGAGCCGGTCAGCTGGCTGACATACTGCTGCCACGCAGAAAAAGAGAGGTCGCTCTTTTTCTAAAAAAATAAGGCTGTCCTGTTTTTATTTAACTCGCTACAAAACGCGATGTTTCGCTATGCCCTATTCATAAAAATAAATAACCAACAACCAAAGGAAATCATGATGATTGAAGTTAATTCATTTGCAGAGTTACGCACCACAAAACCTTCCGCCTCAGGCGATATCGCCATGCTGAAACGTTATTACGATAAAGACTCTACCTTTCAGGGCGGCGGGCGTTTCGTTGGCTTTATTGATGCGTCGATAGCAGCGTCAAAGGACGATGGCGGCTCCGTGGCGGTAGCGACGGGCGGCGGCTATTACTGGAAGCGTATCATTGATAACGTCGAGGATATTAATATCTACCATTTCGGCGGCAAGCGACTGCGCGGCGACAGTAATTTCGATGCGGACAACGGTAAAGTCAACCATGACGCCTGCATCAATATGTATAAATGGGGGCAGGCTTTTTCATCGCCGATTAGCGATACCAGCAAAAATCCGATCCACGGCGTGGGTATTCGCTTCCCGGCCGGGAAATTTCTGGTAAACCCGGTCGATCTTACCGGCGAAGGCGAAATCAACTATTTCAGCCTGTACGGTGACGACTGCGAATACGGCGTGTCGCCGCGCACCATTATTGTTTCCGACCAGTCCGCTGCGACGGTATTTAAAGTGAAAGCGCGCCGCACCGCTATCCGCGGCATTTTCTGGGACGGTCAGGCTACGGCCGACACCGAAACCAATACGGGCGTGATTACGCCGGAAATGGTCAGCAACACGCAGCCCTTTTTTGAAAATACCGTGATTGAAGGCGAGTTCGTTAATATTACCTGCTGCCGCATTGAGAATATCGGCGGCGCCGCTTTCAAACTGCTCGATACGCTGGATACGCGTCTGGATCAGATTTACAGCAATACCACCTATGCGCGAGTGTTTGATATCCAGTGGTCGGATTCTGTTATTGGCGTCTGGGATCACTCAACGGCGGTCGAGCTGTCGAACTGTAACTTCCAGAAAGGATACAGCGACGCCACGCTTTATATGCCGCGCGTCACCCAGGGATTAATCCGCAACGTGTGGATTGAACACACGCGTTTTCCCGGCGATTTGAGCAACGGCCAGTGGATTATTGACGCGCTGAGCATCGAGTCTTCTGAAAACCCGCTGAAGCTGAACTACACCAAGGCCACGATGCGCGCCCTCAGCCTCCAGTCCGGAGCCAAAGTCGACCTGAGCAGATCCGGTACGCCATGGCTGTCAGGCTTTGAATACGGCTGGCGCCGTGATGAAAACTACGGCTCGGAGATGACCGGTTCCCTGAAGGCCGGCTGGTATTCCGGCTACCGCGTCAGCAACGCGACGGATGAGGATAAATGGTTCCGCGTCGGCAAATTCTTTTTCCCTCATGCCAACCAGCACTGGCATCTGGAAATGCACGGCAAAACCCTAAGGGACACCGTTACGCAGCCTGCCGATGCGCCGCTGCTGACCAACGTCTGTGGTAAGGCCTATCTGAACCTCTATCGCGGCGCCAGCTCCGTTGGCGGCAACCTGCATTATGAAGGGGATTCGGGCGTGGTCGACTGCATTGTGAGAACCAGCGACAGCAAAGGCCTGTACGGCGAAGTCTGGATCAAGCTCAAGGCGCAGTGCGGCGACGTGATGGTCAATCTGAAAACGACCGGCCCGTCGCGCTTTGAGGCGGGAGAGTGCTCGCTGTTCAGCGCCGACTTCTCAGAAGTCACAGATTTGGATACCACTAAACGCGTCACGCTTTCTACGGTGATGAATTTTCACAACGGCACTGCCGGTTATGGCTTTGACGGCAGCCTGGCGACGCTGACGACGGCAGTGGCGGAAGCGCCTGCGGCGACCGCAACGCCTGCAGGCTATATCACCGTTAAAATTAACGGCGTAAACCGCAAGCTGGCTTATTTCTGATAAATAAAAGGAGAAAACGGATGAAATGAATGAACGCTAAATGGCTAATCTTTATTTTTCTGTCGGTTGTTATGTTAGCCGCAGTAAAAACCGCGCTTTTTTATCATTCCCACTATGTGGATACCCGTAATCAGCTTCGGCAGCAGCAGGAGCAGGTTAATACGCTACAGCAACGGCTTAACGCCGCGGCCGCTATGGATAAAAAATATGTTTCGCAACTGCAACAGGCCAGGGAAAACGCTGGCCAGCTTGAGCATGATGTTGCTGCTGGCCAGCGCAGGCTGCAGCTCGCCGCCAGCTGCCACAGCGCCACCACGGCCCGCGCCGTCGGCGTGGCTGATGCAGCCGGCCCCCGACTTACTGACGCCGCTCAACGGTATTATTTCACTCTCAGAGAAAGAATAGCGACGGCCCGCATTCAGATAGCGGGATTACAGGATTATATTCGCCAGCAGTGTCAGCCTTAATAAGCGTTATATCCCGACGGATGAAATCTTTTCATCCGCTTTTCTGCTGCCTGCAATTTGCTTTTCATTGCAATAACTAACAGGAGGTGTGCTGGTGACGAATACCAGTAAAACAGCCGGCTGGCTGACGCCGCTTAATGACGAACCAGCCAGGGACGCCGCGCTGGAACAACAACTCAGCACGTGGATCCAGGGGCTTACCGGCCTGGCTGCCGATCGGGTGGCGGTTGACGACGGCGCATCGCCGCCTGCATGGCTGCCGACCGGCGAAAGCGGCTGCGCTTTTATGGTGATGAAAATCGCCGCCGAAGGCACGCCCGTGTTGACTAACCAACAGGAGGACAATGTCCAGCTGTGGCGGGATGAGCTGATGGAATGCCGACTGCATTTTTATGGCCCTTCCGCCCAGCTTTATGCCGCTCGTTTTCGCGACGGAAATACGCTGACGCAAAATCTTGCCGCTTTAAAACAGCTTTCGCTTGGCGTCAGCGATTGCAGCGATATTACCACCCTATTGGAAACGGTTAATAACGTTCAGACCCGCCGTTATGAATTAACGGTCAATGTTGTTCGTAAAATATTCCGTCTCTACGGAATTTACTCACTGGTGGAAACACCCGTTCAATTTTTTGGAGAATAAAATATGCCTCAAGGATTGCCTTTATCCGGCATCGTGAATGTTGACGTCCTGATGTCACCCGTTGCCGCTTCCGGTCGTAACTTTGGCTCAATGCTGATTATGGGGAGCGCCACGGTGATCCCTCTTACGGAACGGCTACGTCTTTATACCGCCGCCGCCGATATCGGGGCCGACTTTGGCCTGGATTCCCCGGAGTACCAGGCGGCAGCCGTCTGGTTTGCGCAGTCGCCGCAGCCGCAGCAGCTTTATATCGGCCGCTGGGCTAAAACGCTCGCCACGGGCGAGGAGGGTAAGGCCGAAACGCTGATCGAAGCCGTCAACGCCGCGCTGGAATATGCTAACTGGTACGGCCTGGCCGTGGCGACTGCCGCAGACGACGTTATCAGCGATGAAGATGTACTCGGCGTGGCGGCGGCTATCGAATCGGCCGGTCAAAGCCGCGTCTTTGCCGTTACCACCGGCAGCGCAGCGGTGCTGGATGCGACTTCCACCACGGACGTCGCCGCCCGGCTGAAAGCGGCAGGCTATGCGCGCACCTTCGTGCAGTATTCCACCCGCAGCCGCTTTGCCGCGATTTCCGCGTTCGCCCGTGCCTTTACCGTTAATTTCAACGGCAGCAACACCACGCTGACGCTGAAATTTAAGCAGGAGCCGGGCATCGCTTATGAAACCCTGAACGCCAGGCAGGCCGCCGCGCTGGAAAGCAAAAGGGCCAACGTCTATGTCCTTTTCGCCAACGACAGCGCCATTCTGCAACAGGGCGTCATGGCTAACGGCGACTTCTTTGATGAGCGCCACGGGCTGGACTGGCTGCAAAACTTCGTGCAGACCAACCTGTATAACCTGCTCTACACCTCTGCCAGCAAAATTCCGCAGACCGAAGCGGGCATTACCCGGCTGATGGGCAACGTGGAGGCATCGATGGATCAGGCCGTGACCAACGGGCTGATCGCGCCGGGCGTCTGGAACGGTGGCGAGATTGGTCAGCTGGCTGCCGGCGACATGCTTACCAAAGGCTATTACGTCTATGCCCAGCCGCTGGCGCTGCAGTCGCAGGCCGATCGCGAAGCGCGTAAAGCGCCACTGATGCAGGTTGCCTGCAAACTGGCCGGTGCCGTGCACTACGCCGATGTCCAAATTAACGTTGTTCGCTAAGGAAAAAAATATGTCTGCCTATTCATTTATGGATGTTACCGCCTCTTTTATTGGCCCGGGCGCGGTATTTGATTTGGGAAGCGGTTCCGGTAGCTCGGAAGAGGGCATTACCGTTTCCATGAAGGAAAATAAAAACAGCATGAAGCTGGGGATTGACGGCGAAGGGATGAATACCCTGCTGCCGGGCACGTCCGGCCAGATTACCGTTAACCTGCTGGAAACCTCGCCGGTGAATAAAAAGCTTTCGCTGGCCTATAACGCGCAGAGCGCAAGCTCTGCCAGCTGGGGGAAAAATATTATCGTGATCCGCAACAGCGCCTCGGGTGAAGTCATCACCGCGCGCGGCGTGGCTTTTCAGAAGCTGCCAGATCGTAAATTCGCCAAAGAGGGCGGCACCACAGCCTGGATCTTCGACTGCATCAAAATCGATGTGGTGATGGGGGAATATTAATCGATGGAATTCACACTCAACGAAACCACGTTCCGTATCGCTAAGCTGGACGTTTTTCAACAGCTTAAAGTCTCGCGAAAGCTGCTGCCGCTGCTGGCCGGGCTGCTCTCCGATATCAACACGGTGAAATCGGCGGCGGCGCAGGGCGACTATTTCCAGGTGCTGGAAAAAGCTCTGCCCGCTATTGCGCACTCTCTGGCCGACATGAGCGAGGAAGACACCAATGCGATTTTGCATCCCTGCCTGGCAGTAGTCTCGCGCCAGCAGGCAAAAAGCTGGGTGCCGATCTTCTCTCAGGGTGTGCTGATGTTCGATGACCTCGATCTGATCACCATGCTGAAGCTGGTGCTGCGGGTAGTGGAGGATTCGCTGGGCAGTTTTTTGCCCGAACTCCCCGTCAGCAGGAGCGAGGTCCCGGCAGCGGGCTGACGCTGGAAACGCTTCCTGACGGGGAAGATTTTCTGATGCGCCCGGTGGATGCCGGGCTTATCAGCTACACCGCGCTCAAGGATGGCTCAGTGGATCTGGCGGATATTGCTCGCCTGAACGACTGGCTGGATCTGAAAGCGGATAATCAACACCGCATTGAGCAATGGAAACAGGCCAATGAACGCTGAAAATACAAAAAATTTTCTGATGGTGCTGGATACACAGCTGGCGGCGGAGGCCGCCAGCTGGCAAAAAGTCAGGCAGTTTGTTGAGGCGCCGGGCTGGCAAAACAACGAACAGGCGGCAAAGGCGCTCGATCTGCAAAAGATCAAACAGACGGTAGAGCAGGCGGGTAAAGCGCTGGTGGACTACATCAACCGCTTCGCCAGTCGTCTGGAGCAGCTTGGCGTCCGTGCGCAGAATGCCGGTACGCCAGCGGGCGATCTCAACGCGCTGGAATACGGCGCGGCCCAGACCGGCCTCAGCAACGATGCCATAGCGAAAGCTTTCCAGACCCTCATTAATAAGCCGGGCGCGGAAGCGCGCCTGAATAAGCTGGGCGTGGCAACGCGCGACGCCAGCGGCCAGAAAAAAACGGACAGCGAACTCTTCAGCGAGGCCAGCAGCAGGCTTGGCGCTATGCCGGAAGAGCAGGCGCTGGCGACTGCCAATAGTCTGGGACTTGCGCCCGATATCCTGGCCGCCATGCAAAGAGGGCTGGGGAAATTTATCGGCGACTATAACCAGCTTTCCGACTCTCTCGGCGTCAATATGACGCAGGCCGTCTCCGGCGCCGACCACTTTATGACGGCCAGGCGCAAGTTTGATGAGGTTGTCGAACTGCTGCAAACCAACAGCAGCACCCGGCTAAACGAGGGGCTGGGAAGCATCTTTGACGACTTCACGAAGAAGCTGACCGACAACGCGCCTGACGTCGAGCGCGTGCTTGATGGCGCGGTAAGCCTGCTGCTGCTGCTTGCTGAAGTGGGGGAAAGGGTCATGCTGCGTCTGATCCAGGCGGTGGCCGATTTAAGCGGCTGGTGGGACTCGCTGGATAGCAGTTCGCAGGAGCTGATCGTCACGCTTGGCGTATTGACGGCGGCCTGGCTGGCGCTGAACAGCGCTTTTTTACTCTCGCCCATAGGAATAGTCGTGGCGCTGGTGGCGCTGCTTTTCACGCTTTACGACAGTTATAAAACCTGGCAGGAGGGCGGAAAAACCCTGATTGACTGGGATCAGTGGGCGCCAGGCATCAACGCGGCCAAAAAGGCGCTGGACTGGCTGCTGGAGAAATTCGGCCGGCTTACGGCAGGCACGCTTGACTGGAAGGGTGGGCTACAGGCTATTACCGATTTTGTGACGGGTAACTGGTCGGCGGGCATGACCGCCGCCGTGGATAAGGTGAAGAACTATTTCGATAACTTCTTTACCGATATCACTAATAAGCTGGCCAACAGTCCAATCTGGCGCTTTGTGAAAAAAATGGCCGGAGAGACACAGGCCGCCGTGTCGGACATCTCATTGCCAGGTTTGGCGGATCCAAACAGCCCGTTGAACCCGCAGCAGGCCCGGATGCTGGCGAACGTGATGACGTGGTCTGCCAATGACAGTCTGACAGGCGCGCTGCCTTTCAGCATGGGCGGCCGTTTACCCTGGCAAAGTGAAATAGCGCAGAGCCGAACGGACAGCACCGTGGGCATCCAGCAGGAAACCAATATTTATGTGCAGGGTGGCGAGCCACACCTGACGGCCCAGAGAGTGGCGGACAGTCAGTTCGATGTGAACTCGCAATTCGTCCAGACCGTAAGGAATATGCCGGTATGATAAAAGGTTTCCCCACGCTATTAATGCAAAGCAAACGTAAAATCGGTTTACTTATTCCCAATGTGGTGATGAAAGAGAGCCACACCGACAAACTGACCGTCACCACGCATCCTGTCGAAGCGGGCGCCACCATCGCCGATCATGCTTATCTCTCGCCTGCGCAGCTGACTATGGAGGTAGGCTTTTCCGGCGGCGGTTCGCTGGTGGACTTTATGGATACGACACAATTTGGTATCCAGGCATCGTTAAGCCCGGCAGAAAGCTACCAAAATCTGCGGGAGCTGATGACCAACAGGCAGCCGCTGACCGTGGTGACCGGCAAGCGGTTGTACAACAACATGCTGATTACCTCGATTATCGTGACAACAGAGCCTTCTACGGAACACGTGCTGTTCGCCTCGTTAGGCCTGACCGAGCTGATGATTACGCAGACGCGAACGGTCAGCAGTGCGGAAAAGGAAAACATGGCGCAGGGCGCGAAGACCTCTGCCGTGCGGAATAGCGGCAAGAAAGTCGCGAGGCCCGGCCCGGCGAATGCGGTTCTCAGGACGGGGAGCAGCTGATGACTATTACCGAAATTCCGCTGACGCCCGATAATCAGCTGTTCGATATTTCCATCAATAATATCGATTACAAAATGCGTATTATCTGGCGGGAAAGCGGCTGGTTTCTCGATCTGCAAAACAGCGACGGCGCGGATATTATCGCGGGCATTCCGCTGGTGACCGGCGCCGACCTGGTGGCGCAGTATGCTTATCTGCAGCTGGGCTTTGGCCTGTGGCTGTTTTCCGACAGCAGCGGCAATACCGCCCCGGGTCAGTACGATCTCGGTTACACCGCGCATCTTTGCATTATCACGGAGGCGGCATGAGCGTTAACTGGATGCGCTACTGCGAACTGCTGCTGGAAGATGCCGGTAAAGCGTCGATTATGCTGGGCGATCTGAGCATCGAATTTGTGATTAATACGCATGTGCAAAGCAGCGGCAGCACGGCAACTATCAGCATTTATAACCTGAGTGCGGAAACCCGCAACGCGATCGTGAGCGGCAAATATAAAAAGCTGCGCCTTATCGCGGGCTATACAGGCATCTTGCCGGATAACAATGAAGAGGAGCCGGTTATACCTGACTATATGGTAGGGAAAGTAGTGGAAAACCCGCCGCTTAAGCCAGGCGGCCCCAGCTACGGCGAAATTTTTAGCGGCGAAATCCGCTATGCGTTTATTGATAAAATCGGCACCAAAGAATCTACGCAGGCCAGTCCGGAAAGCGTATTGAAAATTCAGGCTATCGATGGTCACCAGGCCGCAATGGAGGCTACGGTCAACACTACCGTCGCCGCAGGTTACGATACCAGCGCCATCCACAGGTTAACCCTGCGCAGCTTTAATCCCTACGGCGTGACCGCTGGCGCCACCGGCACCATGCCGCCCACGCGTTTTCCCAGGGGGCGGGTGCTTTATCAAACGGCCAGTCGGGTAATGGATAACGTGGCTGCGCAGTGTCGCGCGACCTGGCAGTTTGTCGATGGCAAGCTGCAAATGGTGCCGGAGGAAAGCTATCTCGATCGCATTGTGGTCCTGAACAGCCAGACCGGCATGATCGGCGCGCCCGAACTGACCACGGAAGGGGTCAACATCAAATGCCTGATCGACCCAACGCTTCGTCTGCATGGTCTGGTGCATATCAATCAGGCTGCGCTTAACAGCATGCGTAATGCCATGGAATCGGTCAACCGTGCGGCCGCCGAAGAAAGAGAGGCGGCGGCAAAAGGAAGCAAAGCGCAGCCGCAGGCGGCGCCTCAGGACGAGCAAAAGAAAGCGCTGCCGCCTGCCGATATCGCGGCCGATGGCGTCTATATCGTTAAAGGCATCACTTACGAGGGCCAGACCCGCGATAGCAAGTGGTATATGACCCTGACCTGCGTCGTGCGGGATAAACAGACCGCGCTTAAGGCGGCCGCCGCGCCGCGCTAATTCAACCATCCGCCCGAGGCGGTTTTTTTTGGAGTTTTTTATGCCCGTTTCTATCCAGTCAGTGATTGGCGGGGAAGCTCAGGCGTATCGGGCTTTAGCGGACATGGTGTCCACAACGCTACGCGTAGCCTTACCCGGCATTATTCAATCTTTCGATCCCGATACCGTAACCTGTGTGGTGCAGCCGGCCATTAAGGGCAGCGTGCGCAATGCCAGCGGCCAGCCGGTTTCTCAGGCGCTGCCCCTGCTGGTCGACGTTCCCATCGTTTTTCCACGCGGCGGCGGCTGTACCATCACCTTTCCCGTTAAAAAGGGCGATGAATGCCTGGTGATCTTCAGCGATCGCTGCATCGACTTCTGGTGGCAAAACGGCGACGTGCAGGAACCGGTCGATCCGCGTCAGCACGATCTGTCCGACGCTTTCGCGCTGGTCGGCCCGCAGTCACAGAAGGAAAAAATCAGCGCCATCAGCACGGAAGCTTTGCAAATCCGCACGGATGAAGGTCAGGCCTTTATCGAGCTGAAACAGAGCGGCGAGGTCAATATCACCACTACGCGGCTAACGCTTAACGGCAATCTGCATGTCAGGGGGGACATTACCTCAACCGGCGATCAGACCGCTGGTGGCGTCAGCCAGATCGATCACGTCCATGGCGGCATCCAGAGCGGCAGCAGCTACACAAGGGGGCCGCAATGAGATATCGCAGAGAAGAGCAGGACGGCGATTACGCCTTTGGTCAAGGGGACAGCGCTTTCCTGGTTAACTCGCCGGCGTGCGTGGCGCAGGCGATTAAAACGCGGCTGCAATTATGGTATGGGCAATGGTTTCTGGATACCACGGAAGGCACGCCCTGGCTGCAATCGCTTACCGGCAAGCAGAACAGCGCGGCGGCAGAAATGGTTCTGCGCCAGCGCATCCTTGCTACCCAGGGCGTTAAGTCCATTCTCTCTTTTAATACCACGTTCGACTCTTCATCCCGCCGGGCAATTTTCACGGTAAGCGTGGAAACGCTGTACGGCACGACGACAGTAACAAGCGAGGCATAATGGCTCTTAAGACAGACAGGCTGGGGTTATCGGCAACGATAACGGCCCAGGGGATCGGCGCGCCTGATTACCAGACAATCCTCAGCGCGCTGACCGACTATTTCCGCCAGATTTATGGCACCGACGCATATCTGGAACCGGACAGCAAAGACGGCCAGATGATAGCGATTATGGCGCTGGCGATCCACGATGCCAATAACATGGCGATAACCTGCTACAACTCGTTTTCGCCCTCTACCGCGGTGGGCGACGCGCTGACGCGCAATGTAAAAATCAACGGTATCGTGCGTAAACCCGCGACCAACTCAACGGTAGATGTGCAGCTGGGCGGCATGCCGGGCACCACCATCGTTAACGGCTCGGTCAGGGACGGTAATAACGTTATCTGGAACCTGCCTGCAAGCGTAACGATTGCCACCACGGGAACGGTCACCGTGACGGCCACCTGCGCGGAAACCGGGCCGATAGCGGCGGTAAGCGGTTCCGTTAATCAAATCAACACGCCGACGCGCGGCTGGCAGACGGTGACCAACCTGAATGCGGCGGCCACGGGCAGCGTTGCCGAAACGGATGCAGAACTGCGACTGCGCCAGGCGCAAAGCGTTTCATTGACGGCATTGACCACTTTTGACGCGCTGGATGGCGCGATTTCAAATATCGCAGGCGTTGTTGGGCATAAGCTTTACCAGAACGACAGTGATGATAAGGATACGAATGGGCTGCCCGGCCATACTATTTCGGCAGTGGTGCAGGGCGGTGACGCGAATACGATTGCCGACGTTATTCGCAAAAAGAAATCTCTGGGCGTAGGCACGTTTGGCAACACCACCATAACGCTTGCCGACAGCTATGGCACGCCCCAGGCGATCCGCTTTTCACGGCCGGTGCCGGTGCCGGTTTATCTGTCGCTGGAGCTGAAAGCGCTAACGGGCTATACCAGCCCCGTTGCAGAGAAAATCAAAAAGGCGCTGGCGGCCTATATCAATAGTCTGGGGATCGGCAACAGCGTTCTGCTCAGCCGTCTTTATTCGCCCGCTAACCTGACGACAGGGCAGGACAGTACGGACAGTCAGTACTACGACATCCTGAGCCTGCTGGCAGGAAAAAGCGAAGCCGCGCTTTCCTCAGGCAATATTGCTATCGGCTATAACGAATTTGCCAGCTGCGAGGCGGATAATATTAAGATATCGGTGACCTCATGAACTATACCGATCTGATCACCAACTACCATCGCGGAAAAGCGAAATACGTCGAGCACGTTGATTTAACCACGCGGCCGCAAAAAGAAATCATCGATCTCTTTAGCGAAATCGTAACGGCGTTAGATATCGACAACGCTACCGGCGCGCAGCTTGATATTTTAGGCGAGTGGATCGGGCGGGCCAGAAGTATTAATGCGCCGATTGAGGATTACTTTTTTACCTTTGATAAAGCCTCGCTGGGCTTCGATCTCGGCAGCTGGAAAGACAGGTACGAACCTGACTCAGGCATTATCAACGTGGATGATGAAGATTATCGCACGATGCTGCGTGCAAAAATCGGCGCCAATAAGTGGGACGGCACGGCTAACACGCTGCCCGCAATTCTGCAGGAAATCTATACGAAGCAGGATATTGATATCACCTTTACCGATAATCAGGATATGACCGTAACGGTGTATGTAACGGCAAAAAACCTGTCCACTATTACCAAAGAAATTATTAAGCAGGGCTATCTGGCGATCAAGCCTGCCGGCGTCACGGTAAATTATGAAATTAATGGAGAATAACGATGGCAAAAAATGACTTTAAACCTTTTGCTACGGGCGAAAGCGCAAACGTGCTGTCACAGGCGGATTATGAAGCGCTGGATGCTACGGCAAACGGCTTTCAAACCGGCATCGCCAGAAGCGAACAGCTGAATAAGGTCTGGCGACAGGCATCAACGATTGCTTCCGTCGTGGCGAGCTTTATGGCGGATAAATCCGGTAATAATGTACTGGACGATGGTGACACAGCGGCATTACAGGCCACGCTGTTAAAAGCCTTGTTAAATAACTCGACCTCTCAGCTGGATGGCCGTTATTTGCAGAGCGGCAAGAATCTTGCGGATCTGAATAACGTAGCGCAGGCGCGCGGCAATCTTGGTTTGGGCAGCCTGGCGTTAAAAAATGGGCTTAGCGCGGCAGAGGTGGGGGCTTTTCCCGCCGAGGGCGGCACTATTGGCTCCCGAGGCATAAAAGCGCCCGGTATTTTTGTTGACAACCATACTATGCCTGGAAGTTCTCAGGGCATGTATATGCAATGGAATGAAAGTAACGGTATAGGAGAAGGTGCATTAATTTGTAACCGAGGCACTGGTTCAGGTGGGTTCGTTCTACGTACCGTTAATTCAGATAACTCTGTCGAAACAGGTAGAGTTACAATCAATGGCAATGGCGATCTGAATACTTCTCGCTATCTGACAGAAATGGGACAGCGGGTTTTTAGCCCGAATAATCCGGCCACACAATTTAGCGGCGCGGGCTGGTTTAAAGATATAGCCACAGGTTTTATCATTCAGTGGGGCGTTACATCAAATGGCTCAAGTAATATTGAAAACCATAATTATAATATTGCCTTTCCACGAGCAGCTCTGGTTGTTATCGGAAGTTTAGGTACAAACCAGGATTTAGGTCGCGTGGTTTATCTACAAGTGGCTAACAATTCTGTTTTTTCATCCCGTACTACAAGTAGTGGCATTGGTTTTTGTTGGATCGCACTAGGATATTAATTATGAATAACTATTTTTACAGCAAAAAAACTAATGGTTTCTATCCGGAGATAATGAAAGCGGATTACGAGTCATCTCCAGATGGATGGCCCGATGATGCCGTGGTGGTCAGTGAGGAGTCTTACAACAAGCTTTACGAGGGGCAGGCCCATGGGAAAATTATCACTGCTGATAATGATGGTAATCCGATTTTAATTGATCCACCAGGCCCCACAACAGGACAGCTGATTGCCCTCGCTGAGGAGCAGCGAGGTAACTTATTGGCAGAAGCAACAATCGCAATCGCCCCATTGCAGGATGCAGTTGAACTGGATGAAGCGACTGATGAAGAAAAAGTTCAGCTCGCGGCATGGAAAAAATATCGGATCCTGTTAAACAGGCTTAATGTTAATACTGCTCCTGATATTATCTGGCCGGAGAAACCCTGAATGGTATTAAGCCCAGTGAAGCGACTCTATGGCGTTTTTTACTGGGACTTATCTTGCTTATTAAGGTTGGTAATTTCCATGGAAGAAATACTGAATGCTTTATTCAGTAAAGCTTACCTCGCTAAGGAACCGTATACTACATAG